TCTCGCAGGATTTCTGCAAAATAGTCTGGATGTACCTGACCACGCCACGTTGCGACTTGGCGTTTCTTGCTATCCAGAACTTGTGCGACCGACCAGTCTCCTCCCCTAACTCCCATAGCAACGTCTGCACCAATGACATATCGTTCTCCTGAATCATGTTTCCGGTAAGTTTGAAGTTCGCCGCGAGGATGGTTGACCCATTCTTCGCCTTCTAAGGCTAGTTTCTGGTCAATGTCTCGTGCTTCGGTCAGTGCGTCTTGCAGCTGTGCTGGGTTGAATACTGGGCGTCCAGTCGTCAGGAACGCTTCGTCTGGATATGAAGGGTATTCCTGCTGGAATAACTCCATTCCATTCTGTGCAATCTTCCTACGCCTGAACATCAGCTGTTCGTTGTCCAGCTTGTACTTCTTCGCTAATTCTTTTTCTTCTGGAGTGCGTTTGAAGCCTTTGGACACTGGTTCACGGTATTCCGGGTCAGTGAACCAAGGGATAAACACTGGTACATAACCGTTTTCACCAGCTACAGCCCCTTTCCAGAGGTCATAAAAGATGCCTGAGACACCGTTGGCTGTGCTTTCAATGAAAATAGCTGTGCCTTTGGCGTTAGGTACTGCCTGAGATAATCCATTCCAGATTTCTTCTGCTGTAGACTTAGGCCAGAAGGCCAATTCGGAAGCATGACAGTGCGAAAAAGTCTCCCCGCGTCCAACTGCTTCACCGCCAGCTGTAGCCACAACGTAGCTGCTGTCTAGGACATCAAAGCTAAGTTCGCGTCTGGAACTGTATTTGGTATGTGGTTTGAGGATTTCAGGGCAATTGTCGTGAAACCTTTTGGTCATATCAAACAGCGCACGAGTGCTATCTGCGTGATGCGTGATAACCATAGCTTTTCGGGCTGGTTGTTGGGACACTGAAAAGTAAAGATAACCACCAGTGTAAGTAGACAAACCTTGTTGTCTGGCTTTCAGGATAATGACCCTTATTTTACCTTCAGATTTCATCTGTTTATCAACAGCTTCCTGAAGTATCTTCTGGGCTGGGTTTAGCTTTAGATTAGCGATTTCACCAGCTTTTGTGCGTATTTTAAGAGAGGCTTTAGCGTAAAATTTGAAGTCAGTTAGCAGTCTTTTTCTAACTGCTCTGAGTTTGCTATCCATCGTCCTCATCATCTGGAATCATCAAGCTAGCTAAGAAGTCTTCAGCCTTGCTGATGCTTACTTCGCTTTTCGCTGATGGCTTTGATTTGGTGAAGTCCAGTACAAGACGTGCTGCGGCTACTCGCTCTCTATTTTCACCGGGCGTCTTCATTACCTCGACTGCTGTTTCTAGCGCAGTCTTGGCGTACTCATCTTCAATGTTGAATTGTTCTGCCATGATTTCTACTACCTTCCGGGCTTCGGTTTTGACTTTTGACCGTATTGGCTCGATTGTTTCTTTCCTGTACCCATCAGGCACTCCTCTTGGTCTTCCGGGGTTTTTGCGTGGTTTTGTTGACCACTTCCGGCGCAATGCTCTGCCCTCTTCCGTTTCCATCAGAGTTGCGAAGTAGTTCTTCTTCGGGGCTTTGTGCGGGGCTGGCCCTTGTCCCTTTTTCGATGGGGATTTGGCTCTTGGTTTCTTTGGCGCACCCATTCAATGCTCCTTCTATTTGTTGAATAACGTAGTCTCTGGTCGCAAGCCCAGACGGACAGAAAACTGGCTCTGGAACTGCATTACGCAAGTCTTGAAGCACCAGGATTTTCTGCTCATCTGGGATTTTTGATGCAGAGACACGCTCGACTTCATGCGACATACGCACGAGGTCAAAGGCTGTGATTTTCACAGTGTGTCTCCTTGGTTTTGTTTAGATTGAGGCTTGCTGAAGGATGCCTTGGGGCTGAAGCAAGTTCAGTATTCCGGGGCGTTCTTCGTCATCTTCGCCTGACATTGCGGCTTGAACTGCTGCCATCATGCCAGCTGCGCCTAATAGGCCAGCAAGTGAATGGAAAGTTATATGTTCAGCTACGCTACTTTCGTTCACACCTTTTCGGATTACCTTTGCTAACTCAGGATAAATTTTCTTCATCGCTTCTGGTTTTTGAAGGTAATAAGCCACAGCGTCTGCAACCAGTTCCTTTGGGTTATTTAGATAGCGAATTTGACTGGCTATCCCACGCACAACTTTAGGAATTTGGTCGAGGACATAGATTTGTCCATTTTGCATTGCAAGTTTATGAACGTCATTAGCCAAATTTTCGACATCATCATTACTGTCCAGCTTTAGCTGATAACTAAGCCGTGCTGGGCCAAAGTAATACCCTGTCGTCTGATGCAGATTTTGCAGATTGTCATCAAGCGTTTCCCATGAATCTCGTCTGCGTTGTTTACTTACGTCACTAAGCTGATCCATCAGTGTGTAATAACTTTCATCAGGCTCAAGTTTTCCAAGTAACATTATATTACTCACAAGCTGGTCAAGATCAGAACGATCACCTATTGCATGACCAATCTCATGCAGTAGCGTATCTAAAAATCTGCCAGTGTGCATAACTTTTGAGCCGTCAGATACTTTCTGACCGATGTCAGTAACCTCAATCCGGTTTCGCAGAAGGTTGCCTTGGGATGTCAGGAATTTAGCGTATCTGCCAAAAGCATTACGTTCATCGGCTTGTTGACCAGTCATAAACTCTATGGATCGGACTATAGACGGAACCAAAATGGCAATTTGCTCGTTTGTAATACCGCCATCACCGTTAAGGCCGACTTGAAGTTTTGAGATTAATTCACGACCTTCTGGGTCGAGGGATGCCACGGCTTCTTTGATTATGCTTTTCCGATATTCAGACGCCTTGCGAGGGTCAAAATCTAACTGCATATAGCCAATATCTGACGATCTCTTGCGTTTAAACAAAATACCCTCACCGGGTCGCATCTGCATACGTTCAAGCTGATTGCGTAACTCGTAGATGCCTTTTTCGGTCTCGTTGAATTGTATTTCACGCTCATCAAGTGGGCGTTCCATCAGTTCTTCAGTAAGAAAAGGCTTAAACTCTAGCTGTGCGTTTTCAAACTCTTCCTTAGAAGCGAACTGTGACCGAATTTCAGCTGGGTCGAAAATGGCAACATGATTTGCTGGACGATAGTCGCTGAAGTCAGCTGTATCGTTTAGGTTTAATACTCTTATCCCTGCGAAACCATTTTCTTTAGCATATTCCAATGCGTCACCGATTTCGTAACGTCTGTCCATATAAGAACCGTTGCGAGCGTCTATCTCGTAAAGATTTTTAGGGAGATAAACCGGAATGATGCTTTGGCCTTGATTGTCAGGTTCCTGCAACAGCCGCTGTTCTAATTCTTCAGCTTGCTGCATTAAACCTTGGCTCATACCAAAGTCGCTATTTCTTTCCTGCTCTTCAGCCTGTTTCATCAACCGACTGACTGGTGCATCAATAGCCGCATATGTGGCGTATGATTGTGCAGTTTGAGGGTCATCTACAAACCAGAAGGCTTTCTTGGCACTGTTTGCGCCAGTTTCCTTACCCATCATTGCAGCATCAAACTCTTTAAAAACTGATGCTGTGCCATGATAAAAAGGCGTGGTTGTGTCGTGAGTTTCAATGTTGATTGGATCAAACATAGCCATTTCACTGATAATTTCTTCAGGAAGACCATGAATACGAGGCTTTGGACGCTCTTCTGATTTGGCTTTTGCCGCTGACTGTTTCTGCTGCCTGTCCACTCTTTGAACATATTCATTGAGATAATCAGCTACTGCAATTTTGTCATTTGCAACCTCAACAGCTGCATCCAAAATGCCTGTCGCTGTCCTGCGAGGGTCAAGGCCGAGGTTGCCGCCCATGTCATCGAGGGCATCAAAGATGATTTCTTTGTCGTCCTGATTAAGATTTGGATCAGCGTTCACATCACGCTTGATGTTCTCGATCTTCTGTCTGTTGGCTTCGATGCCACGGCGATAGCCGGGTGTCTCACCTGTAAAGACAGATGTTGCAGTTGGTGCAGTCCGGTTTGGAAATGTGTCAGGGTTACGATTAGCTGTGCCTTTTACCTCTTGTATTAAGAAGTTAAGGTTTGGCACTTCTGTACCTTCTCTTAACATCTTACGGTAACCTTTGACGGCTGACCGAAGTAATGGAACTTCTTTCTCGATTATGTCCAAAGCCTTGTCTACGTCTTGCCTGTTTAAGCCAGTTGTTGACTGCATCACATACTCTGGTGATGGGTTTAGATCATTTGGATCACCCTTTGGCGGGTTATCACGCTCAAGCATGAGTTCACGAAGTGCTTGTTCTTCAGCTTTCCGTGTTTCGTCATCTTGGATTGCGGTTGCCCGGAGCGAGGGTGCATCAGGATCGACAGCTACGCCTTGATTGCCAGCGTTCTGCTGCAAATACTTACGAACTACGCTTCTACGTCCTGTTAGGGCGTCTACGGCCCTTCCTGCGCCTACTGCGCCGACTTGTGCGGCTGTGTAAGCAGGATTGAGCGATAAACCGGCAGCTGTACCCAAAAGTCTGGTGGGTAGTTCGGCTGCGGAGCCGGGTGCGTACCCAACTTGTGACGAAAATGGTGACACTTGGTCTGTAAACTGAGACAAGCCACCGATATAGCCTTGATTATGCAGTTCGGTTAACTCGTTAGACTGCCGATACAGCTTTAGCAGCTGCTGACCTTCCGCTGTGTTTCCGACCAAGCGTTCAGTTGCGTCAAACTCTTGTTGACCAACTGTGCTTTTGGTTTTGTTTCTGGCTTGTCTTGCGCCAGCTTCAGCTGACACTTTGTCTACGACAGTATCTATTTCATCTAGCTTTTCTACGTTAAGGAGTTTCTTCAAATCCTTACGCAGCTGCTTCATTTCTTCAGCAATCTGGATATGTGCTTTGTCTACGGCTTCTCGTGCGCCTTTGGTTGACTTTTTCTTGATGTCTTTGACGTTAAGGTTGTTGGCTACAATGATGCCCTGTAGGCGTTCAGCCAAGTCAGCTGCTGCCTCTTGGTCTGTTGGTGTGTCATTCGGGCTGATGGCGTTAACAGCAGCTTTTGTGCCTGATGTAACTACATCGACACCACCAGCTGTTGTACCGCCGATTATGCCCTCGACCATAGCCTGTTTTGGATCAATCTGAAGGCCAACATCAGTTCCGGCTGT